ACATGGACTAAACTTGACACCCTCTTTTTTTATGCTATACTATATTTGTTGGACGCAACATGGGAGTGACTGAATAAACTTACTGGCAACTGCTGGTTAAGGTGATGAGACACAGGTGGTGCTGCTACGAAAGTAGAACTGACTCAACCAGTCGGGTCTCAGGCAGAGTGAAATTTACTACTGTAGTAATGCCTCGCTCTTGTTGGTATACAGGAATCCAACCTCCCTACACCCACAAAAGAAAGACTAAATAGAGGGGTAGCACCCCTCTTTTTTATGGCTATTACTGTACCCCCACAGAATAAAGCTGCATTTGAAGCTGTTATGTCAGCGTTAGGTGGAGATGATTATTCTTATTATTTGTTTGATGTTAAAAACGTAGAGGAGAAAGACTCTACAAAGAAAGTGCAGATAGCATTGAAGGTATTTGTACCTCAGTCTGCACGTCTTGGTGCTGTGGATAATATAACTGAGGCACTAGAGAATCAGGGATATGAATCACGAAAGAATGCTAAAGGTACTTCATTAGATGTCATCCTACCAGAGAGAGACAAAGAGCAAGTCATTAGGATTGAAGTAAAACCAGAGGGTAGTAAAGGATCTGGTGGTGGAGCAGCCGCAACTAAGATACAGGAAGCAGCACAGTGTGTCTATGCTGCTATGAGATATGAGTGTGGTGATGTAAAGAATTTCACAGAGGATGATTTTAAATGTGGTCTTAAGGCATGTGATATACCAGGTGTATCCCTTAAAGAGATCATGTCACTACCTAAAGAGTGGAAGGATTCATCATGGATGGGTGCAAAGGAGATCTATAGTAAGGTTAAAGGAAGTGGTTGGCAATTTCTGAGGGGTGATAATGTCATCGATGATGGTGCAGTTAAGAAAGCATTTGGTAGAGTAAAGAACCAGACAAACTTATCCTCAGAGGACAAGTGGAATCCTGCTGACATATGGATGGTGAAGAAGACTTCTAAGGGTGCAGTCAAAGCACACTTAGATAAGGAAAAGACTATTGACTGTCTTAATAATGCACTACTACAACTGAGACAGGATGGAGATCTCGTTGGTATATCTTTAAAGAAGATAGAAGGTAGTGCAAAGATGACAATAAAGAATGATATCCCTGCTGCTGAAAGGAAAGCAAATGAGAAAGCACACTATGTAAAGTATGATCTTACCTTTGACAATGGTAGGAAGGGTGATGCTAGTCACCCTATGGATGTGTACCTATACTATGGCAGTGGTACCTTTGATAAGTTTCAAGCAAGAAACTTTGGTGGACCTACCAAGGGTGATTGGAAGTTAGAATTGAAAGGTAAGTCTGCCGCACAGGGTAAGATACAGGGTGCAGTCCTTAGAAGACTATTAACTGATGCTGGTTTCAATGGAGTGCCAGATGAACCTACTTGGGCACAGAGTGCACCAGGAAACAAACCAGTTAGTGATGAGATTTATAAACTATTAAATAATAATAATGCTAAAGGATTTAAGAAGTCTGATCCTAAAGGTGATCAGTATAACTGGATAGATCAGGCACCACAGGCATGGAGATACAGTAAGTTAGCAGGTTTAAGACTGTTAAGCTGGGTCAAGAGTCACCCCAAGAAGGATAGTATAATGAAAGAAATGTATCTCTACGCATCCTCTCAGTCGGATAAGTCCTCTGTATACTGGAAACTCCAGTGAATAAACTGTCCACTAATTCCCCTACACCCCTAGAGATACTGCTATAATAAAGACATGGCAAAGAACACACACCTAGAGCACCTAGAAGATGATATATTCAACAGTGGTACTGCTGGTGTAACAAATTCTATCAACTTTCTAAAGTCACTTAGAGATATGCTGACTGAGGGAGATGGTGGTCTTGCTATGAAGGTCACTACCAAATGGGATGGTGCACCTGCTATAGTATGTGGTAGGAATCCACAAGACGGTAGGTTCTTCGTTGGTACTAAGTCAGTATTTAATAAGACCAATCCAAAGGTAGTATACAGTGAAGCAGATGCCGATAGATTGTATCCAGGTCAGACTGTTGGGGGTATCCTTAAAAATTGTTTGGAAAGACTATCCACTCTACCTATACAAGGGGTGCTACAGGGTGACCTGTTATATCAAAAGAAACCTCCTGTCATAATGCTAGAGGGTAAACGCACCTATAGTTTCAGACCTAATACTATTACATACACTGTTGATGTTAAGAGTGAGTTAGGTCAGAAGGTAGGTGCTAGTAAGTTGGGTATCGTATTCCATACAGAGTATACTGGTACCAGTATGACTGACCTAATGGCAGGTTTTGGTGCTGATGTCAGTAAGTTACAAGGTAAACCAGAGGTAGCAGTATTCTCCTCAGAGTTTCAGAATGTAGGTGGTGCTGCCAACCTATCTAAGGTAGAGAGGGCATCAGTTAACAGGACTATCCTTGCTGCTGAGACTAACCTCAGACAAGGACAGACATTCATTAAGGGTATACAAGACGTAGGTAAAGGACCATTTACATTACCTGCATTGTTTAAGGTATACTTTAACCAAGTAGTAAGAGAGGGTAGGGTACCACCTGCTCAGATAATGTCTAAACAATTCTGTAGTTTCATAGATAAGAAGTTTACTACTGAGATTGCAAAGAAAAAGACAGGTAAGTCTAAGGTAGAATGGATGAAACGACGTAATGAAGCTGTCAAATACCTAAATACTAACAGAACTTCCATGAATAATGCACTTGATGGGTTTAAAAACTTGATGGATGCTAAGGTCATGATCATAAATAAATTAACGAAGATAAAAAGTGTTGGCACATTCCTTGAAGAAGAGAATGGACTCCGTGCCACTAATCCAGAAGGGTTTGTAGCAATAAAAGACGGAGCAGCACTTAAACTTGTTGATAGACTGGAGTTTTCCAGAGCAAACTTTACAGCCGCTAAGGACTGGGGATGAAATTTTTAGAATTCTTAAAAGAAGCAACAGCAAAGGGTAAAACCCCTGCTGAGAAAAAGAAAGAAGCACAAGAGGCAGACAACCATGTTGCTATAACCTTTGGTCGCTTCAATCCTCCGCATGCAGGTCATGGTAAACTTCTTGACGCAGTGAAGGCACATGGTGGTGACTCTGGTAACTATAGGATCTATCCTTCTAGGTCACAGGATCATAAGAAGAATCCTTTAGGTGCTCAATCTAAGGTTGATCACATGCGTAAGATGTTTAAAGGACATAAGGACGCAATACAAAACAATGAAGGTCAACGTAATGTGTTTGATATCCTCAGAGATATAAATGACGAGGGTAAAGAGCATGTAACTATGGTAGTTGGAGATGATCGTGTCAAAGAATTCGAGAAGATCACTAACAAATACAATGGAATCCATTATGATTTCAAGACTATTAATATCAAGTCTGCTGGTGCTAGAGATCCAAAGTCTGAAGATCCAGTCGAGAAGTTAAGTGCTAGTGGTCAGAGGAAGCATGCTTCTGGTGACGACCATGATAGTTTTCATGCTGGTATGCCTAAAGGTACCAGTAAGAAGTATAGTAAGACCTTAATGTCTGATGTAAAGGCAGGTATGGTACCTCCTAAGAAGGACAGTAAGAAGAAGACTACCAAAAAAGAATCCGTATGGGACTATGCACCTAAGCTAGACTACGATTCATTCAGAGATTTCTATATGCTCAATCAGATCTTTAAGGTCGGAGCAATAGTAGAGCATGACGACACAGGATTGCGTGGTCATGTAGTCCACCGTGGTACCAATTACATTATTATGAAGGACGATAAAGATATTGAGTTACGTGCTTGGTTACAGCATGTGACAGAGGTAAATGAACTCTCACCTACACAGGTAAGAGCAGCAGATACCAGTAAGGACCAGTCTAACTACTCTGCTGATGATGGCAGTGGTAATACGTGGAAGGCAGGTACAGATACATATAGAATAGCACTTCAAGATATGACCCCTGGTCAAGAGGTCAAGAAGTTTTCTGACTTCAATGCAGAAATCAGAAATAATAAATAATCACGTATAGAGAAACCCTTTCTTTTAGGTTAGAAGAAAAATGACATTAGAAATGCTTGTATCATCTGCTCTTATGGAGTACTCTCAAGTTGAGCAGCAGAGAATCCTTATCGCTTTAGAGGAGGGCACAACCATGCCAACCGCTAGACTTAAGAAGGGACTTGAAAAAGTTATGGAAGTCTTTAATACATGGGAGCCTATCGTAGAAGGATATGCTGGTTTCCCTGTAGAAAGAGATCATATCGATAAGAAGAAGCGTGAGCACGACAAAGATAGAAACATTGGACGTGTTGTACGTGACTTCGTTATCACTGGTAAGAAAGCTGACGGACGTTACATTGTCGTCGGTAAGAAAGGTGAGAAGACTGCTAAAGCACCAGAAGATATGGGCTTGACAGCAGTTAAAGAAGGTGTTGGTATTGACATTGAGATACTTCATCAACAACTACTTGCCGAAGCTAAGAAAGCTAAAAAGGTCAAGAGATGGTGGGATGATGATGGTGATGGCAAGGGCTATGAAAAGCACGAAGTCAAGAAGGAAGACACCGATCTTATAAATAAACTACGTGCCTCTGGTGTTTTCACCGAAGAGGAGCTTAAAAAGATAGCGGAGACTGACCATGAGTAATCCCAATGGGAAGTCTGCACAGGATAGCTATCTCAAAACCAAAAAGAAGGGTAACGTCACGGTTAACCCCAAGAAGGAGGATCTAATGTCCGAGTTATTTCAAAAGAATTTACGCAATGCATTGCAAGAGATAAAACAGCAAGCAAAGCAATCAATTAAAGAAGCACCAACCGTACCAGCTACTACTACTGATGGTACCAAAGAAGTATCTAAGAAGAAGTCACCTGAGACTAAGAAGACAGGTGATGTGAAACCTGAAGCACCAACAGCGTGTGAAGAGATCGATGATTCACAAGCAAAGAAAGAGATCGCAGAGCGAATGCGTCAACGTCTAGTTGCTTTAACCCAAGAGCATGACAGGAAGTTTATGATAGATATCGCTGACCCTAAGTAAGCGTATATATAGAGTACTATACTCTAGTTGATCATGATTAACTTTTTAATGCCTATCGCTATTAGCATTATTAATAAGGCTATCGATAGAATCCCAGAAGATCTGGACTCAGTAATAAAAGATTTTGTTATTAAGATACTAAAGAAGGCTGCTGCCAAGACAGACAACAAAGTAGACGACGAGTTAGTCGCTGCTGTTGCTAAGGCACTGCTTGAATCTTAGTGCTTATAAATAAATTATAGGAAAATTAATTCTCAGAGGAGAAACAAATGGCAGTCTTTGGTACAATAGACGCTGCTACGTTTGGCAATAATGTTGCTGTCACAAATGGTGATGCTACTGTTACCAAGAATGCAGCTGATAGTGTTAACGTAGGAGATATTCTAGTATTGAATAGCGTTAACTATCTCGTAAGAGAAGTAACCAGCACAACCGCAATCGAATTACACAAAGCATATGCAGGTAGTACTAATGGTACACTAGCAGGTGCTGTCAGACGTACTGCACCAAAGGCAGTTGCTGAGTATGTTGTAAAGGGTGGTGACAGTGTAAGTTACGATCTAGTATTTGTTGATACTACAGAGCAATCAATCGCTTCAAACAAGACACGTGGAATCACTGGTCCTGGTTGGTGGCAGTATCAAACATATCAGACACACAATGGTGACACACGTCACAAGGCAGAATACATAGCACCTGCTAAGGCAGCTGCTGGATCTTCTGGAGACTTCACTGATGATACAGTGGTAGCAGACGTATTAGAAGTCATCACAGTTGGTACACAACCTGCAAACTCTACTTCTTCTAGTGGAGCTGGAACATTCGTTGCTGCTGCAACAGTGGATCAGTCAGGTACTATTACATACCAATGGCAGAGACAGACAGCAAGTGCTACTACTCGTTGGGTAAATGTAAGTGCTTCACTCGACACTGGTGTAACATATGCAGACTTCACTACAGCAACACTGGCATACAGTAGTCTTGGTGATGATTCATTAGACGGTTACAAGTATCGCTGTGTTATTAACACAAGCAAGGGTGCTGCAACCAAGAGAACAGACGGAGCTGCCACACTTACATTCGGTAGTTAGTAATTAAATAATTCGTAATGCATTTTGAATCACTTAATGAAAAAAACTATTTGATGTTCGCTATTAAGCACTACGATAACCCTCAATCGGTGACAGTAGATGACTTCATGGAGGATATGAAGAAATTTAAGTACCTCAAGAGACTACTCAAGAGGTACTTGAAGACAGGTATCCTTCGAGTCAACTTGATACTGAATCATCTTATAATATTGTTTAATGTTTTTGGTGATGCGACCATACCTTTACTAATGTATAAGTTAGAAAGAGAGTATTGGTCTCTTATTAAAACCTTCTTGATATATCTCAACAGATTACCTGAGTACCATGGTGCACTAGGGACTGTTGATGCAGATGAAGAAGTCGCTTCTCTTTTAGAAACCATATGATTAAGGAAGATGCCCCAACAATGAGTGCAGGTAATGGTGGATTCTCTGGATCTGCTGCTGCCACTGGTCCTGTTGCGGGTTTTGATCCTTTACTGGGTGGTACTAAAAAGATAAAGAGACGTAAGTATAAGAGGAAGGAACCAGAGATAGCTAGAAAACCATATCATCCACCAAAACATGAGAACCCACGTGCTGTAAAAGAGGGACGTGAGGAGAGGACAGGAAGAGATTCTTACCTGCCTTTTTTAATTTCATATGATGATGCTGAATCTTATGTGTTATATGGTAGAAGCGTAGCAGAGATTAAGATTCAACTTAGAAAGATTTACAGACCAGAGAATCATAAGAAGATAAAGGTTAAGAGACTTTATCCAAATGAAGTCATTCAGTGGTACTGGAAGAAGAGACAACAGGCACTGACAAACCAATGAGCGAGATTAATGCAGCAATACTGGAGCGACTGGAAAGGGTCGTTGATAAATTATCTGACAACTCCACCAAGATGGGGGAGTTACTTGCTGTTCACAACGAGAAACTAGAGAAGCAAGATAGAATAGATGCTGTACTCTTTGAGAAGATAGAGTCAGTACATAGAGAGATTAACAGGACAAGCGATGCAATCAAGAAAGGATGCGAAAGAGACATCAGGAAAGTCGATGACCGTCTTCGCACGATGGAAAAGAAAATGTGGTCTATTTTTGGTGCTCTGTCTGTTATATCTGTCATCGTTAGTCCAATCGGACAAAAAGTAATACAGAGCTTGACAGGTTCAGAGCAAGCTGCTACACTTGATTCAGTTAGGAACCCTGAATGGACTACGTTGAGGACAAATATATTAGATTCCTCAACACGAGGTTAGACAAGTTTAAAAACCTAAAATCTGGAGTATACAACTTCCGTTGTCCCTACTGTGGTGATTCTCAGAAGCATCGCAATAAGGCTCGGGGGTATTTTTTTCTCAAGAAGTCAGAATACATTTACAAATGTCACAACTGTGGTGTAGGTAGATCACTTGGTAACTTCTTGAAAGACCATGCACCAGACTTATCTGACCAGTTTGTCATGGAGAAATATAGGCAAGGCATGACAGGAAAAGGTAGGCACACACCTAACCCTAAGTACAAGTCAGCTAAGCCTAACTTTTCACCAGACTTAGAGTCTATTGACAAACTAAATAGAAAACACCCCGCAAGAATATATCTTGAGGAGAGACGGATCCCACAAGAAAAGTTGTCCTCATTATTCTACACGGAAAGGTTCAAGACTTGGATTAACAAGAAGAAACCAGGTACATTTCAGAGTCTCCAGAATGATAGACCACGCATCATAATTCCTTTAATAGGTAAGGACGGTAAGTGGTTTGGTGTGCAAGGTAGGTCTCTCCTACCTAACACTACGATGAGATACATAACCATTCTGTTTGATGAAGACAAGCAGAAAGTATTTGGACTTAATAATGTTAAAGAAACCGAACCAGTCTACGTCGTGGAGGGACCGTTTGATTCCCTCTTCTTGGATAATTCCATTGCGATGGCTGGGAGTGATATTGATTGCAGGACGTTTGGTTGGGGCAATTATATTTGGGTTTATGATAACGAACCTCGTAACAGACAAATCATCGACAGACTCGACAAGTCCATCGATAGAGGAGACAAGGTAGTTATTTGGCCTAAGTCTATGAAAGAGAAAGACATTAATGATATGTTTCTCAAAGGGTATAATGTACAACAGGTGGTAGACAGTAATATCTACCAAGGATTACAAGCAAAAATAAAATTAACCGATTGGAAAAAAGTATGACCAGTAGCGTTATCAAAAGAAATGGTGAGGCCGCACCTTTAGATTTAGAAAGGGTTCATCATATTGTAGAACATGCTTGCCATGGATTAGCAGGTGTGTCTGAATCACAAGTAGAAATGAATGCAAATTTACAATTCTTTGATGGAATTGAGACTAAGGATATCCAAGAGATTCTTATTCGGTCTGCTAATGATTTGATTACGTTAGACAATCCCAACTATCAATACGTTGCTGCTAGACTTCTTCTATTTGGATTAAGGAAGGGAGTTTATCATGGACATCCTGACCATCCACCACACCTTTCAATACACATTGAGAATTGTATCAAGCAAGGTGTATATGATCCTACTATTGCAACTCAGTATAGTCCTGAGGAGTGGGATGATATTAATAATTACATAGACTATGACAGGGATTACTTATTTACCTATGCGGGTCTCCGTCAGGTGGTAGATAAATATCTTGTACAAGATAGAAGTAGTGGAGACATCTTTGAGACTCCGCAGCAGATGTATATAATGATTGCTGCTACTCTATTCCAAAACTATTCCATCGAAACTAGGATTTCCTACGTTAAAAAGTATTATGACGCAATCAGCAAGCACAAAATCAACATCCCAACACCAGTCATGGCAGGGGTCAGAACACCCATTCGTCAATTTGCATCTTGTGTTCTGGTTGATACTGATGACACCCTCGATAGTATCTTTAGCAGTGATATGGCTATTGGCAAATATGTCGCACAAAGGGCTGGTATTGGCATTAACGCAGGCAGAATCAGGGGCCTCAACAGCAAAATCAGGGGTGGAGAAGTTCAACACACAGGTGTTGTACCCTTCCTTAAAAAATTTGAAAGCACCGTTAGATGCTGTACTCAAAACGGGATTAGAGGAGGGTCAGCCACTGTCCACTTTCCTATCTGGCATCAAGAAATTGCAGACATCTTGGTCCTCAAAAACAACAAAGGAACAGAAGACAACAGAGTCAGAAAGCTCGACTACTCCATCCAATTAAGTAAGATTTTTTATGAGCGATTTATCCAGAACAGTACTATTACTTTATTCAGTCCTCATGATGTTCCTGGGCTCTATGACGCTTTTGGTAGCGATACCTTTGACGAACTCTATACTCAATACGAGTCCGATGAATCCATCCCCAGAACAACAGTTGGAGCACAAGAACTTATACTCGACCTCTTAAAAGAAAGAGCAGAGACTGGTCGTATTTACTTAATGAATATCGACCACTGTAATACACATTCATCCTTTAAGGATAAGGTTAGTATGAGTAACCTCTGTCAAGAGATTACTCTACCTACTACACCTGTTCAGCATATCGATGATAAGGATGGAGAGATAGCACTGTGTATATTATCTGCTATTAACATAGGTAAGATTAATAAGATTGAAGAGTTGGATGAGTTGTGTGAGTTAGCAGTAAGAGGATTGGATGCATTGATTGATTACCAAGAGTATCCTGTAAAGGCAGCGAAACAGTCTACAGTTAATCGTAGGTCACTTGGTATAGGTTACATAGGTCTAGCACATTACTTAGCTAAGAACAATGCTAAGTATGATAGTGATAAAGCATTTACTTTAGTTCATGAACTAACTGAAAGGTTCCAGTATGCTTTATTGACAGCATCAAATCGTCTTTCAATGGAGAAAGGACCATGCGGTTACTTTGGTAAGACAAAGTATGCTGACGGAATCCTACCTATCGATACATATAAGAAGGACGTAGATGAGATAGTACCAAATGACCTATCATGTGATTGGGAGTTTCTTAGGGAACGTATATCCAAGTATGGGTTACGGCACTCAACATTGTCCGCACAAATGCCTTCGGAGAGCAGTTCCGTTGTGTCAAATGCAACCAATGGAATCGAGCCACCTAGAGACTACTTGTCCATTAAAAAATCAAAGAAGGGGCCTCTTAAGCAGATTGTTCCATCCTATACCACACTGAAAAATAACTATACTTTACTGTGGGATATGAAAAATAACGATGGGTATATAAAAGTCACAGCAGTGATGC